AAGGCGCAGCAGGCCGAAGAGCAGCAGCAAGAACTCATGGCAGCCAACATCCGCAAAACCCTGTCCGACGCCTTTAAGAATATTGCGCAGGGTCAGAAGAACGCGGCAAATGCGGACGCAGCCAAAATATCGGCTGCGCTTGAAGTGATGGAGAAAGGGCTAATAGATGAAGGTGGACAGGAGGCAGGAGCGCCACAGACTCCTCAAGGCTATACAGGAGCGTAGCGCGACATACGAGATACAGCACGTAATGGAGCTGCTAGACCTTTTGCTGGGCGAAGCCAGAGACAGTCTGGTTAATTGTTCGGCAGAAGACTTCCCTCGCTTGCAGGGGGAAGCACAAACGTACGACAAACTGATTCGCCAGTTGACGCGCGCAAGCGTCAAAGATTTGCTGGCTGGCAAGGAGTAAACCAACATGAACGATGTAAATAATGCGGCTGATGTGGATGATCTTGACAGCTTTGCAGCTGCTTTTGAGCGTATTACGGACCAAGACGCGGGCAACCCGCCACAAGAAGCCCCACAGGCGGCCACGCAAGAGGCCCCGCAAGCTGCTGAGGAGCCGCAGGCTTCAGACTCTAACGTCGAGACCTCAGAGGCACCGCAAGAGGATGATTCAGCGGAAACCGAGGATGCCGGTGAAGCTGACCCGGGTGAGGCTCAGGCTCCCACAGCTTCGCAGAATGATGCCTCGATTGCACGGTTGCTGGAGCTTCTCGACCAAAAAACAGCGCAGAATGCCGCAGCCCCGCCTCCGCCTCCAGCTCAAGAAACGTATCAGGCGGCTCCCGAGCCGGAGATTTATAGTGACGAAGACAAGCAGTTTCTCGCGGAATACGAGAAAGACTGGCCAGATGTAGCCAAGGCGGAGGCTCTGCGGCGCAGGGCGGAGTATCGCGACCTCGTTAAATACGTGTTCAATGAGGTGGCAAACGAGCTCCGACCGCTCAGCGATATGGTCCGGTCCATGTCCGAGAGGACGCATCTGGACGATCTGTACACTAACGTCGGGGACTATGACCAAGTTCGTGACAAAGTTGTAGATTGGGTAGGCACTCAACCTCCGTATTTGCAGGCTGCGTATAACCATGTTATACAGAATGGGACGGTGGATGAGGTTGTTGACCTAATTAACCGTTACCGGCAGGCGACAGGTGACAGCCTAACACAGCAAGCTGCACCTCAAGCTGCGCCGCGTAAAGTGGATACTGAGCTGCCCTCGGCAACCAAACAAGCGGCTGCTTCGCTGGCCCCAGTCAGTTCCAAGCGTTCGGCGGTGATACAAGCGGATGACCCTAACGACTTTGAAAGTGCGTTCGCAACATTCGCCGGAAAGTTGTAACCTGATAGGAGCTAAAAATGGCTAACGTCACTGGATATGGTGATATCTCCCCGGCAGTTGCCGCGTATTCCGTCGTTCGGATGCTCAAGCGCGCTATGCCGTATCTGCATCTTGAAAAGTTCGGTCAGACCTACCCGCTGCCGACCAACAGCACTCAGACGGCGAAGTTTCGTCGTTACTTCCTGAGCGGTGCTGGCGGCTCTGCTGGTACGTCCACCCCGGGCAGTGCCTTCTACATCCCGGTTGCGACGACTCCGCTCGTCGAAGGTGTGACCCCCTCGGGTTCGCGTCTTGCCAATCAGGACTACACCGTCACGCTCAGCCAGTATGGTGATTACATCACTATTACGGATGTTGTGATGGATACCCACACGGACCCCGTGCTTCAGCAGGCGACCGACATCCTCGGTGAGCAGGCTGCGATCACGGTCGAAACCCTTCGGTTCAACGTTCTGAAGGCGGGTACCAATGTCTTCTACGCTAACAATGTTGGTGGTCGCAGCTCGATTGTCGCGTCAATCGCAATTGCCGACCAGCGCCGTGTTACAACTGGTCTTAACCGCCAGAATGCAAAGAAGATTACGCAGGTTGTGGCCTCCACAGCAGACTACAACACAAAGTCAGTTGAAGCCGCTTACATGGCTGTCTGCCATCCTGACCTTGAGACCGACATCCGTTCGATGACGGGCTTTAAGCCGGTGGCTGACTATGGTCCGCACACGTCTCCGTTCGAAGGCGAAATTGGCTCGGTTGAGCAGGTTCGTTACCTGACCTCGACGGTCATCGCTCCGTGGGAAGGTGAAGGTGGTGCGGTTGGTGCGACGGGTCTGCGCTCCACGGGCGGTGACATCGACGTGTATCCGATCCTCTACTTTGGTCGCGATGCATTCGGTATCGTCCCGCTCAAGGGCAAGTCCTCGATGACGCCGATGGTTGTTAACCCGAAACCGGCAGCTGGCGACCCGCTCGCTCAGCGCGGCACTGTGGGTTGGAAACTCTACACCTCGACCGTCATCCTTCAGGAAGCCTTCATGGCTCGCCTTGAGGTCGGTGCGACCGCCTGATCGTGAGGGGGCCTAGAGCCCCCTTACTCCCTCAACTTAATTTGGAGAGCTGAACATGGCTACGGATGTTGCTACCTCTAACTCGGCTGGCATCGTGAATTTCGCGACTGGCCGGATCGACCCCACCGACAACTCGGCGGTTGTGGTCACCCTCGGGTTCCGTCCCCGTCACATCAAGGTCGTCAATGAAGACCTCGTTGTAGTGTGGGAAAAATTCGAAGGTATGGCTGATGCTGCGGCGATTAAGGTCGTCACTGCGGGCACCACAACCTACGACACCAACTCGGCTATTGTCATTAGTGACAACGGCTTCACGATTTCGGCTGCTGCTGCTGGCGACGGCGATAATGTGATGTGGGCCGCTTGGGGCTAATAATGAGGGGGGGGGCTTAAAGCCCCCTTTCCTTTCCACTTAGGAGAAAAACAATGGCTCGGAAGTTACTCGACTCTACGAATAACGAGAATCTTGACATCGCACTCAGCAAGATTAACGAAAACTTTGCGGAGCTGTACGCAGCAAATGTGGAGTTTACGGACTGGAGTGGTGCAACCATTACGGCTACTGGTCTTGCAACGGTAGGGTCTATCAAGCTCGATACGGGAACGAAAACGGCAACGGCAACGGCTGGCGCTGCTACGCTCTCCAAATCGGCTGGTGTAGTTACGTCTGAGTCGCTGACAACAGCTGCGGCGGGCATCTACACTTTGACGCTGACCAATACAACTATCGCAGCTGCGGATCAGGTTTTTGCCGCTGTGCAGAATGGCACCAATACGGCAGGTGTCCCCGTCGTATCTACGGTTGTTCCCGCCGCTGGGTCGGTTGTCATCAAGGTTCTAAACGCTCACGCCACTGATGCTTTTAACGGCACCATCAAAGTCGCGTTTGCGGTTGTGAAAAACTAAAATTATGGGGTCGGTAATGTCGGACATCTGTAAGATCGAGCGCCTTGCAAACGGCTACGAGGTCGAAGTTACCGACCCTAAGATCGCTGAGGCTAACCGGAAATCTAAAATGGGGGGTGGTTGGAAAGACCCCAAGGTCTCCTACGCGTTTAAGACAATCAAGGAAGTTTTGGCGTTCCTTGAAAAGAATCTCGACAAGGCACTCCCCTTGGACGAGTACGAAAGCAGCTTTAAAGTAGCTGCTAAAGATGAGGAAGAAGACTAATGATGGATGAAGCGGATACCCGAGCGCCAGCAATGACGCCCAAAATCCAGAAAACGAAAACCTCCGTCAACATGCCGGAGACCGTCAAAATTGTGCTAGAAGAAAACGATGATATCCCTCCAACCGGGTTGTTTGTGGGGCTCAATGGTAAGGGATACTTGATTCGTCCGGGTGAGCCAGTCGATCTTCCTCCGGGTGTAATCGAGATTCTGGAGCACGCAGTCATGTCTACGCCGCAAGTAGACCCGGCTACGAAGCAAGTGGTTGGCTATCGCGAAAGAATGAAGTATCCTTACCGCTACGTAAATTCTTGATGGTAGCCACATGACCCTCGACGATCTGCTAAAGGAATTGCGAGAAAATATTCTCCATGACCGGTCTAATCGGATCGCAGGGGACACCGACTACTTGTGGTCGGATGAGACGCTTGTGCGTTATATCAACGAGGCCCAGAGGCGCTTTGCGCGCCTCGGGCTGGTTATTCGTGACGGCACTACGCAGGAGGCCACGCAGGTCACGCTGGCCACAAATACAAATACTTACGCCCTGCACCCATCAGTTCTCGGGGTAATTTCAGCGAAGCTGACGGGGGATGTCGGTGACCTTGCGCGTGCTGGACATGCGGCGTTTGACACGTATCGTCAACCTGATCCTTACTTTTTTGACCCTTCGCAGCTTTCGACGCTGCCTCCGGGTAAGCCGCTGGCTTACAGCACAGACGAGTATATGAGCCCTGACGACAATGACTCGTTGGGTGCGCCCACATTGCGTGTATATCCTGTGCCATCGAGCACGTATAATGGTCAGATCATTCGGATGCGTGTGGTGCGCCTACCGATAGATAAGCTACAGACGTGCAACCTGAACGCGGTGCCCGAAATTCCCGAAGATCATCATCTGGAGATGCTTGACTGGGCTGCGTATCTTGCGTTGCGCATTGTTGATGTGGACGGCGGCCTGCCCATGCGGGCGGCTGAGTTCCGTGAGTCCTTCGAAGATAGTGTGAAGCGCGCCAGAAACTCCGCCATGCGGAAGATGTTTACCCCCATGCAGTGGGGCTTTGGCCGTAACGGTTTTAGCTGGGAGCAGTAAAATGGCTAACAACGAACTCAACAAATATTTACTCCTGTTTCCGGGAATACCGAATGAAGATATCGAGCCGCAACGTGAGCAGATTCCGGGTTCGCGGGTTCGAGAACAGCCTCCCACCACTGTGCAAACTCCCACCAC